TCAGAATCTGACAGTTGAGAAAAATGCCGCTGCCTGAAGCTTCGCAACGTTAAGCTGATAAACATTCGACGCATTGCGGTTACCCTGGCGACGCGCCTTACGCGTTAACCAGCCTTCTGCTTCCAGCCGTGCGATAGCCGTTCTGACGGTACTCATCCCCGCGCCAATCTGGCGGGCAATGGTTTCAATTGATGGCCAGCACACACCTTCGTCATTACTGAAATCAGCCAGGCGGGCCATAATTGCCACGCTGGATAATTTCATGCCTGATGCAGCGCAACCATCCCATACATAGCCGGTTAATTTAGTGCTCATGACCGACCTCTATTTCCCTGAATTTACGACGAAACTGTTCGAGCGGGCTGAAGCACTCATGCTCATAGCCTTCGCGGAGGTAGATAACCCGTTGTGTTTCCGGCTCCCAACGAATGACTCTGACGGGCACTCCGTAGTGATCTTTGAACCAGCGGTTAACTTGTCGCAAAGGACTGTCTCCTTCTGCCGGTTGAAATCACCCACAGCCCACTCTGCAAAGCTGTGGGTTACAATTTCCCTGTCACCTGGTACATTTACTGCATAGCAATACTCCACCTTCGCTTTTCCACCCGGTACAGGAAGCGCAATCAGTTGCGAGCGACGGTAGTGTGTTGTTAAACTGTTCATGCGTTAGTTTCTCCACAGTCACGACACGCCACGGCGCCCGGAGCTGCACACTCGCGGGCGTCATTACTTTCTGAAATGCAAAAAAATTTTGTAGACCAGTGCTGCATGCTCCTGCAGCTTCGAAATTGAGAGGTACAGCTCGTCGTTAATTGCTGTCTTCTCATGCGGTTCCACTACACCGTCTTCAATTGCTGAACGAATCTGTTTTGAATAACTGCCGATCTGTTCAATGACTTCCAGCAGGCGCTGGTTAATATCGGCGTTGTCCACATCCTCGACGTCAGGAAGAGACACAAAGACGCCATTTGCAGACTGCGCCACAGCGTCAGCAATGAAGTGAGTTCCACCAGCACGTTGCAAAATCATTGCCCATCCCAGCGGGAAAATCTGATCGCCATCGGCACGAAGGCGGTTAAATAATGCGTTCTCTGTTACATCCAGCCAGTCAGCTGCTTCAGCGTAACCACCCGGCAACTTTGCGATAGTTTTTCTGACAGCTTTCACGTACCACTCAGGCTGTTTTTCTACTTTCCAGTGATGCTTACCCACGGTTAGCCTCATCGTTCTGTGGTTTCTGTTAATCGATTTATCCATTAGATTTTTCATAAAGCTCAGGTTTAAATGGCAACCGTCCGCAAGTTCTATATGCAGCTTCTGCTGCACGTCCTTTTGGAATTAACTGGCCCGGACGGTTTCGCCACTGATAAACGGCTTCAGTTGTTATGCCGAAAAAAGCAGCAACTTTCTCAATACTGCCGAAGTAGCTTTCGATATCGTCAGTTGTCATACGCCCTCCAAACTAAGTTTTATTAGATGCTAATTACAAATCTATCTTTGGTCAATAAAAACTAAGATTACTTAGTAATTAAAGAAATGGTGCTCCTATGGAAACGGTTGGTCAGCGTATAAAAGCTCTGAGAAGAGTTACCAGAACGTCCCAGAAAGAATTGGGTAAATTTTGTGGAGTAAGCGACGTTGCTGTGGGGTACTGGGAGAAAGACATCAATACCCCTGGTGGGGAGGCACTTTCGAAATTAGCGAAGTTCTTCAATACGTCAATAGATTACATTCTTTATGGTGCTGAGTTTGAAGGCAAACTCGTCACAAACATGCGCAGAGTTCCTGTAATATCGTGGGTTCAGGCTGGGCAGTTTACTGAGTGCAGGGCAGCAGAAGTGTTTAGTGAAGTGGACAAGTGGGTAGATACATCATTAAAGATTGGTGATAACTCATTTGCATTAGAGGTTAAAGGTGACTCCATGACTAACCCTAATGGCCTCCCAACAATACCAGAAGGCGCAACAGTGATTGTAGATCCAGATGCAGAACCTCGTCATGGAAAAATAGTCATCGCTCGACTTGATGGAACAAACGAAGCTACAGTAAAAAAATTAGTCATCGATGGCCCTCCAAAAGTTTTTAGTGCCATTAAATCCTCGGTATCCCAACATCCCTATCAATGGTAATTGCCTTATCATTGGTGTAGTCAAAGGAGTTCAATACGAACTCTAAGACCTCTCTTCTCTAACTAAGGCACCGAACTAAGAAAAGTTTGGTGTTTTCTCTTGCCATAACAACTAAGTTAAGTTAGATTTTATGTCAAAGATAACGAACAGGCAGGACGCCCACGAAGTAGCCGCCTGGGGCATATGAAGTCCAAGATGATTCGTTGAGTCATGTTGTGCCACCAGGCACTCATGTTAAAGCAGGTGTATGAAATGAAAGTCCAGATTTTAAACAATAACTGTGAAGTCGTTTGGTCATACGACATAGCCGCCCATGTAGATCAGAGCGGCGATAGCTGGGCCAATGGGAAACATCAGATTATGGCTGGAGTTGTATTCTCTTTACGCCGTGCTTTAGAACAGGCTGAAGTCTTTCCATCAGACCCTGAATGGAAATGGCCTTTTTCTATTTGTCCAAATTCGGAGAGTACATTTCAGAAAAATTGGTCAGAAAGTCGCACTCGAAGAGCATCAGCCAACTGTTTCCTGATTTTTTCAGGTAACTCGTCGGCATCGCAGAAACAACAACGCTCGATCATGTTGAAAGCCGATTCGTAGAACTGTTTTTGCTGAGTGTCGCTGAGACAGGAAAAGAGCGACGTTACGATGATTTTATTAATTGCATTATCAAGTTCTTTTTCATCAAAAGTCATTTGATTTTCCTTTTATGTATACGGGCTTAAAAGGATACCACCGAGCCTGAAGTGGTGAAAAGACAGGCACATAACAGCTAAGTATTTTCAACCAGAGAGAATCCTTAGCGTTGTGGTGAATGCGGCTCAGCGCACGCGGGTTAAGGTTGAGGCTGACAGTCGACCTTCTGTGGATACCCACCCGCCTGGTGTGCAACCTTCGCCAGGCACCGGGAGGCACCCGGCACCACAACTTTATGCTGTGTGTAGTCCTGGCGGTACCAGTTTGTACACTTGCTTCCGGCTGGTACCGCTCTTTTTACAAAACAGAGAAGAGCATCACCGGACGACGGGCTCATAACCCAATCCATCCGGGCGGCTGCCACCGCAGGTGTTCTTCTCTGTTTTGTGGAGAAACTAATCGGCCTTGCAGGGTCGATATGATGAGGAGCAACAAAATGGCTAGCGAACGCAGTACTGATGTGCAGGCATTTATCGGAGAGCTGGACGGCGGCGTATTTGAAACAAAAATCGGCGCAGTTCTCAGTGAAGTCGCTTCCGGTGTGATGAACACGAAAACCAAAGGTAAGGTCTCACTCAACCTGGAAATCGAACCATTTGATGAGAACCGTGTGAAAATCAAACACAAACTCTCATATGTTCGCCCGACTAACCGCGGGAAAATTTCCGAAGAAGACACCACCGAAACGCCGATGTATGTCAATCGCGGTGGTCGCCTGACTATTCTGCAGGAAGACCAGGGGCAATTACTGACTCTTGCCGGTGAACCTGACGGAAAACTCCGCGCAGCAGGTCGTTAATATCATACTTAATAAACTGATTATTTATCTCATCACTGAATATCTTTATATAGTGAGGACTTATTATGTCTCAGAACTTAGACGCAACCGCAATTAATCAAATCCATGCCCTTATTTCTGCTCAGGGTGTTAATGAAATTATCAGTAAGATTGGTGCCGATGCTGTGGCATTGCCTGAGAATTTCCGCATTCATGATCTGGAAAAATTTAATTTAAATCGTTTCCGTTTCCGTGGTGCGCTTTCCACTGCCAGCATCGATGACTTTACCCGTTATTCTAAAGATCTTGCAGATGAAGGCACCCGCTGCTTTATCGATGCCGATAATATGCGTGCCGTCAGTGTGCTTAACCTGGGTACTATTGATGAACCAGGCCACGCAGATAACACCGCCACTCTCAAACTGAAAAAGACAGCACCGTTCTCTGCTCTGTTGTCTGTTCACGGCGAGCGTAACTCCCAGAAATCACTGGCAGAATGGATTGAAGACTGGGCCGACAACCTTGTGGGCTTTGATGCTAATGGTGACGCCATTCAGGCAACCAAAGCGGCTGCGGCGATCCGTAAAATCACAATTGAAGCGAACCAGACTGCTGATTTTGAAGACAATGACTTCAGCGGCAAACGCTCCCTGATGGAGTCTGTCGAAGCGAAGACCAAAGACATTATGCCAGTGGCATTTGAATTTAAATGCGTTCCGTTTGAAGGTCTGAAAGAACGTTCTTTTAAATTACGCCTCAGCATTATCACTGGCGATCGTCCTGTACTTGTTCTGCGCATTATTCAGCTGGAGGCGGTGCAGGAAGAAATGGCTAACGAATTTCGCGATCTGCTTGTTGAGAAATTCAAAGACAGCAAAGTAGAAACCTTTATTGGTACTTTCACCGCCTGATTTGATTACTGCAAATGCCCCTGCGGGGGCATTTATGGAAACGTAATTAACTCAATAATCGCCGGATGGTGAGGGCTTCCTTTTACCAGAATTCAGTGCGGTGCAGCGCAAATAACGTGGAGAACAAAATGTCATTTATTAAAACTTTTTCTGGGAAGCATTTTTATTATGACAGGATAAATAAAGACGACATCGTTATTAACGATATCGCGTTTTTCCCTTTCAAATATCTGTCGCTTTGCAGGACATCTTTCACACTTCTACAGCGTCGCCCAACATGCGGTTCTTTGCAGCCAACTGGTACCGCAGGAATTTGCTTTTGAAGCGTTAATGCATGATGCAACAGAAGTGTATTGCCAGGACATCCCCGCTCCACTGAAACGCCTTCTTCCTGACTATAAACAGATGGAAGAAAAAATAGACGCCGTAATCCGTGAGAAATACGGGTTACCCCCGGTTATGAGTACGCCCGTGAAATATGCCGATCTCATCATGCTGGCAACCGAACGCCGCGATCTCGGGCTTGATGATGGCTCTTTCTGGCCTGTGCTGGAAGGCATCCCGGCAACAGAGATGTTCAACGTGATTCCACTGGCACCGGGCCATGCCTACGGGATGTTTATGGAACGCTTTAAAGAGCTGCATAAGATGCATAAACAATCCAGACAGCGAAATTAACTAGTGAAATAGTTTTGTAGCAAAAGAAATGAGGTTATCAAAAATGCTTCAAATGCTGACACTTGAGGAATGGGCTGCGGAAAAATACAGAAGTAATCCTCCAAGCGTGTCCACATTGCGTCGTTATGCTAAGCAGAATTTATTTTGTCCACCGGCAATGAAACAAGGTCGACTATGGCGAGTGCGTGAGGACGCAGAGTTAGTTGGGGAATTAGTTACTCCTGTCATCAAGAAAAATGATTCTATTATTCTACAAAGGATTTTAAGTAATGGCAGCCAGACCACGTAAAAATAATGTTTCAGTCCCGAACTTGTATCCGCTTTATAGTAGAAAAGTAAATAAAGTCTATTGGCGATATAAACATCCAGTGACCGGGAAGTTTCATTCTTTAGGCACAAACGAAGCTGAAGCCATTGCTATTGCCACTGAGGCAAATTCACGCCTGGCTGAGCAAAGAACCCGGCAGATTCTGGCTATCAGTGACAGGATCGCAACCAGCAAAGGAAAAGCAATCACAACGTCAACCTGGTTAGATCGCTATCAAGCAATCCAGGATGACAGACTGGAAAGTGGCGATATAAAGCTAAACACCTATAAACAGAAAGCCAAACCAGTATCCTTGCTCAGGGAACGAGCAGGAATGAAATTAATTTCATCAGTTGATGTAAGGGATATAGCACAATTACTTGACGAGTATATCACTGCCGGGCAACCGAGGATGGCGCAAGTAGTCCGCTCCGTTCTAATTGATGTATTCAAGGAGGCACAACACTATGGGGAAGTCCCTCCGGGCTATAATCCAGCACTGGCAACCAAACAACCCAGAAGAAAAATTACCCGACAACGGTTAAGTCTTGAAGAATGGCAAAAAATCTTTGATATCGCAGATGCCCGCCATCGTTATATGGGGAATGCCATGCTGTTAGCACTGGTTACCGGCCAACGGTTAGGTGATATCTCACGTATGAAATTTAGCGATATTTGGGATGATCATCTTCACGTCATCCAAGAAAAAACCGGGAGCAAAATCGCCATCCCGCTTTCCCTTCGCCTCAATGCAATTAACTGGAGTTTACGCGATGTAGTAGCCCGCTGCCGTGACTATGCAGTCAGCCCATACCTTGTACATTTTTTTTCGTACTACTTCACAGGCTGAACGTGGCGCGCAAGTAAAAGCCAATACATTGACGATGAATTTCAGTAAAGCGAGGGATTTAGCAGGCATTGACTGGGGGTGAAGGTTCGCCCGCCACATTCCATGAACAAAGATCTTTATCTGAGCGACTTTACGAAGCTCAGGGCGTCGACACCCAAAAACTTCTGGGACATAAATCGCCTAACCAGACAGCTAAATACCATGATGATCGTGGTAAGGAATGGGCAAAAATCAAGGTTTGAATTTTACAAAATTGAATGATACTGTATATGCATACAGAATTGAAAGAAAATTAAGCTCTTGAAAGTGCTTGGTTTTATGGAATAATGAAACCAAATAGTTTACAGGAGTTTTCTTATGCAGTTGTATGCCTTACGTGTGTTAATGAGACCGCGCGATCCAGACCTCTTTTCGAAAGGAACTGTTCAGAAAGATATCTCTCATTTTGAAAATGCTATGGTTATCGCTGCAAAAAATTTACACATGACGTCATCAACACCTTCCGTTCATAAGAAAACTAGTTACACCCTGAAATTGAGCATAAAACCTACTGATGGTGTTATGGCTGGAGTCATATCAAAGCTGCAAAAGATTAAAGGACATGATAAAGACTTTCGAGAGTACGATGTAGACAACTATCCACCTATCGTATGGATTTGGGACAAAGTAGAGCAGGTGTTACTGGTTGAGAGGAAAACCGCTGTTTTCAAGGATGCGCAACAAGTTGCTAAAGCGTTTGAAGATCTAGCCAATAACGACTATTTGGCTCAGTTAGGACTTAGAATATTTATAGAGCCTTGTCTTGAAATGGAAGATTTTTGGTCAGAATACCATAGGCTTCAATTTATCGACAAAGTCAGCTTTACGCTGATTACTCCGAATATCTTCGGAAGCAGTAAGCAAGCGTTAACCAATGATTTACGGAAGCTTGAAAAAGATACCAATGCAAATACTGTGACCACTATTTTTGAAAACAAAGATGGCAATTTGAAACTCAAAGGTTCTCATTGGGCTGAGACTCTTGTTGACTGGGTCAAAGATGGTGGCGGGTCATGGTTGATTAAAGGACGTAAGACACTCAAGTCAAAATCTACTACGGTATCCAGTAATCAGACAGCCAAAATCGTGCTGATCGAAGGTGAGATATCAGAAATTGAACTTGATGGCTACTCAGCAAATGATATTAAAGAGATCATAGCATTACATCAAAACAGGTATACGTTCAAAAATGCAAAATCTAACTGTCTGGATTAAAGCTATAGCTACCTTCTTTTTGTGCTTAGCATTAGCATCGACTGATAAAACCATTTATACCTTACTTGAGCAGGCTTCTGCTGGAGTAATAGGTTCAATACTTGGAGGTATTGCCGCAGGTATCTCCGTTATCTTCGGAATTTTGGCTGTCATTAATAAGGGCGAGAAAAGCACAGACTTTACGGACTATTTAGATAGTTTAGAATTAGATTTGAAATTACTGGTCATGTGTCTGGCAGTAACAATCTTCCTTCCCTATTTACGTAATTATGACATACCACTAGTAAATTATCCTCAGCACGAATTTATCCCTTCTAAAGGCAAGCTATTTACTGCTTTAGAACTTTTTGCTATCGTGCTATCTCTTAACCTCATTGCAGAAGTGATTAGCTGCATGATTTTAGTGGTTAAAAAAAGTTTCAAAATTGAATCAAAGTGA